CTCTAACGTTATGCAGTTACTCATTGCATATGACATAATGTTCTCGTCAAAGAGAAGAAGGCGCTGCTCAGCTAATATCTTGAGCTCTCCTAATGGAACGGTTTCGGTCTTAGCTCCTTGCTGTACCTTAACAATCCCATAAGGTCCATTCTCTCTTCCCCAACGTTCTATAAAGTCCTTAGCGTTATATGGGTCGAAGCCTAAAGAGCATACGTCGTACTTGCAATCCGAGATATGCTCCTCTAGGTCCTCGTAAATCTGCATTGGCTCCAGGACAGTACCTTCCATAACAACCAAAGAGCCTTCTTGAATGAATGTGTCATACTTCTCTCTGGCTGCTGCGGGAAGTTTCATGAGTGTTAGCGAGGTTATATAGTTTCTGGTCTTGATTCCGAAGTAGCCACCTTTTAGAGGGAACAGGAATGTAAAAGCACAAAAGTCATCACCTTGTGAAAGGTCGATTCCAAGTGAGCACGGCATATTCCAGTATTCTCTTTTGTTGTGAGGTTGGATCTCATCATACGTAAAGAAGTATGAAAATCCTTCCATCGGAAGACCAAAACGCTTAGCCAAAATATCGTTCCTTGCAGAAGGTGATTTTTCGGCTCTTTCAACGTCTAATTGGTATGTCTCGTAAGTTACAGTCCTACCAATATTCGGATTGGCTTTCTCCCACATCGAAGGATCTGCAATTTCCTTAATTGAATCGAGTTTGTACCAAAAGATTGAAACGTGAGGGTTAATGTAGTCACCTTTTAAGATAGATTCGAGTTCCATCTTGATGGTATCGCCAACGCCATTTCTTACAGTACCTTCGGAAGAGGCTGCAATGATGATGTAGTCTTCGTTTGGATCCTCGCCTTGCACCTTAGTAGCACCTTGCTCCAAAGCACCGATGACATCTTCTCTGATGTCTCCGGAAAGCCATTCGTCAACGCTTGCTACTTTAAGCTTAAGCCCCTGAAGTTTTGCTATAGACATTGGTCTTACTTCCAAAAGGGAGCCAGTAATAAAGTTCTGGATACCTTTTTTCGTAGAAGCAAGTCTCTGCCTATCTGCAGTAGATCCGTTTGTGTTATGTACCGTGCCTTCTGTTAGAAACTTAAATAGTGGCCCTCTTGAAATTGTTATTGAGGTACGAATTGGGGATAGTACTTCCTCTCCCTGAGCCATTGTCGGGGCTGTAGTAACCTGATGCGTTGTCTCTGCATCACAATTTAAGAAAAAGCTCTGAATCGTAGACATGTACATTGACTTTGCAGCACCTCTGGCTACGATCAGATACTGTTTGTTAATGAGGCGCTTCTTAAACCGTTTAGTCACATAGTGTCCGCCGGGTTTGTCGTCGTATTTAACGTAAACGGATCTGGTAATAAAGTAGTACCATCCAAAAAGCTGTTCACCCCAAAGTTTAAAGGAATCCAAAAGCTCCAATGGAGCACCGTTTGTTAATGTGAGTTCCCTTTCACAGTACTCTATCCAGCCTTCTACGGCCAGATCATCGTAGTATATTGCTGGGTCTGCAATGAGAGCATCGATTCTATTCATTTCCATCGAGATCTCTTTGCAAACCGGAATGTCACCACGCAGGACGGCATTTCGAAACATTCCATAATACCTTGGCGTGGCAGTGTTCGATAATGCCATAAATATCAGCCTTTCCAGGGGATAGTATCGTTAGGTCTGCGCTCAGGAAGAGCTTCAAACTTTCGTAAATACCTTTCATCCCCATAGTGAAGGGCATTATGTGTTTCTGCAGAGACGGTAATAAGGAACTCCGGGTCTAATATCAGCCGGGAAGCTTCCTTAATGTCTGTGATTCCGATCGGGTTCATGTGGTGGACAAAAATTTTACCGTAAATAGGATGAGAAACATCAGCCAAATCACAACCGCCATCGCGGACTATTACTGCATCACGGACTTTCTTCCACTCGTAAGATCTGTAGAAGTCCTGATTGAATATCCGGTCAAATCCAAATGTGTCCTCTCCCACATGTCCGATCAGTCTAAGGTAATGAAAGCGCTCTTCAAATGTAGAGAGCCTAATCAGTTCACTGTAGGTTCTCATCGTCATCACCGTGACCGCTATAACGCTTCATTGCCCTGATAGCTTCGCCATAAAGCTCTTCTACTCTTTTTGCAGACTTTAAACTTTCCACTTTTGCATCTGCCAGTTCGATTTGCTTCTCTAAAAGACGCTGTTCTGAGCGTTCTTTCTCGGTGGCGAGCTTTAAATAGTGCACAATGACCTGGGCGGAGGCTGTTCCATTACGGAGTTGCTCTTCTGCGAGGTCTATGGCGTAGGATATCAGCTGAGATTCCCTGCCTTCCGGGGTAGTAGCCGGAATGGGCTTTGGTTTCCTGGGTGTTCCAGGCTGTTTAGGTACAGTTCGCAACATGTTGGCCTCCTTTCCAATAGAGTTTTGT